GTGAACGCTATGCCCTTGTTCCATCAATCGTTGGGCAATGTTGGTTCCTATGAAACCTGCACCACCTGTTACTGCATACTCCATAGTTCACTTCTTTCTTGGAACAAACGAGCATCAATGCCCTCATTAGAGAAACCTTTTGTGTATGTCCTGTCCATTTGGGCTTTGCCCCACGCCACGTGCATATGTTCAACCTTGCTATCTAAACAAGGTGCGAAACGCCCACGCCATTTAGCGGTTTCAATGAACTCTGTATCACACCAATTGTGGTCATAGCCTTCATGCAGCATGATGCCTTCCCGATCTGCCACACCCTGAGTAGCGTAGTTACGGGTTACGAGATAGTGGGTGGCGTGTTCCCCACGCATAACAGACGGGTTCCCCAAATCGTTAGTACCCACAACCTCAATAGGTTTCTTCATTAGAGCCACAGCTGCTTCAAACCATCCGTGATGAAAGTTCAAATCATCCGCCCCGGCAAACACATACGGTTCATCAGTATCTATCACGCCTGTGTTGATAGCACCTGCATAGTTCTGTTTACGCCTATTTAATATCAGGTTCGCACCAACCGTACCCACAACCGCTGTAATAGAAGCATGGTCATCAGGTTCAACAATGAAATACACATTGGCGTGTTCCGTCGAATCTAAAGCGTTCATGGTCACAGCAGGTATGCGTTCAGCCCTGTGATACGTCGGGATCAAGATTGCTACCGGCACACCATCTCCCAAAACCTTGTTCCTGCCTCATCAACCATATCTTTCAACCTAGACGGGTCATCCCACCCATCAACGCTGATCAACCCAACATTCTTGTTTGTCACAATCCTGCAACCCGATAGCACGGCTTCCATCACAGCCCTGCCTTCACTCTCAAAGTTCAACGGCAGATGCACAAACACCTCAGCAAAACTCATCAGGTTCAATACTTCTTCACGGGTTGAACGGTACGCAATCGCCAAATCAAACCCTGCAGAAGCAGCCCAAAACTTAGCCTGATTCAAACCCTTCAATGGGTGCATCCGTGCAGCCCACAGCGCAAACTCTTTCTTCTCACGGTTGTGGCATTCACTTGTATCAAAATGAGAAAGGACTAGCTCTGTCCATTTGGGTTGAGTCCACAGCAGTTCCCGTTCCAAATGCGCCGGTGTATGGCACACAAAAGGTGCAGCGTTGTTAATCAACTGCATACGCCCACCTGATTCGTCTTGTTCGTGGTGGATGAAAACCATAGGTTCCCGTTCCGCAAGAACGCACATGGCTTCCTCAGTTAGCAGATCTGTGCCTGTGATCACGATGCGTTCATAAGCCAACGCCCGTTCCCACTCAGCAGCAGGTATCAGTTCAATATCAATCCACGGGGGTGCGCAATCCCTATAGGCTTGATCTGAAAGTTCTGCCCCACCACGATATTTGCCGGGCAACCACTTACCGCCACCCGTATCCTCTACGGGAAGATGGTGCGTCAGCCACGCCACACTCAACTGAGAAGCCCCATAATCGGCTTCCAATGCGTGTTAAAGACTTCATCTGCCTGATACTGCCTAGCGTGGTTTAGCGCATCCTGAGAGGTTGTGCGTGGTGCAGCCCATGCTAGTTCTAGGCATTCCAAAATGGATTCCGTGATAGGCGTATGAAAGAACGCTCTTTGTGCGTGATCCCAAAACGGTTGTGTTCGACATAGCCAACCATCCCCAACAAGTTCAGGTTGCGCTGTCTGATCAGAAGTGATCACCCGTGTGCCACAGGCTTGCGCCTCAACAACAGGAATCCCAAAACCTTCACCCATAGAAACCGCCAACAACACATCCGCCATCGTGTAAAACGATGCGAGCACTTCCTGAGAAATCCCCATCTGATAGGCGTACTGATCCACGAACTGATAGTTGGCCTCAGGCACACCACAGGCTTTCAACAAATCAACAAGGTTGATGCCATGAACCCCATGTTTTTCTGTATGCAAATACAACAGGGCTTCAGGATGCTTTTTACAGAAAACACCAAAAGCAAGAATGTTTTCAGCAAATGCTTTACGTGGTGGGCTTGCACCTTTATTGGCTGCGGTCATCATCACCACAAACCGATCCTCAGGGATCTCCAAAATCTTTCTACCACCCGGTGTTGGTTTGAACACAGGTTCAATGCCATGAGGGGCATACAAAGCATCAACACCTGCCTGATGCAACATCTTCTGCCCATACAGACTCATAGCTACAGGCATCACGTTAGGTCGATTGCACCACGCCAACACATCAGGGGGGCAAGGAGTGTGGTCTATCGGAACCCATGAAACGATCTGTTCCACAGCGTCAAAGGTTTGTGATTTGAAAACCCACACATCATAAAGAGTCATCAATAGGCTTTTGCGTTCAGGTTCTCTGTGCGCCCATTCAAGATAGTGAGCAACCATCACATCGTCAGAATAGACAGAGTTGCCTTTGGGATAAACGGTAAAACCGTTCCAAACAGTTGTTGAACCTTCTAATCCGTAGTTGGCGTGGATGGCAATGTTGTTGCCTTCTTGTTTAAGCCTTTTGCAGATTTGGGCTGTTTGTTGTCCGTAGCCTGTGGCTGCCCACGGCGCATTGGAGTAGAAGAGAATCTGTCGCCCATCTCCATTGTTGTTGTCTCTAGTTCCCTTGCGTAACCCAATCTCAGGAGTTGCTGTGCTTCCGGTATCGGCAGTTCCACGATTGTTCCGTTTATGTTTACGAGCATTACCCATAGTCCCTTTTCCGCAGTTAATTGGCAGGAATGCGCAAGAGTGGGTGTACTAGCCCTGCGCTGTCTAGTACACCCACATCAGGTTTCGTTAGTTAGGAAGCCCCACCAACGAAGTATTTGATTGCTGACGTTTGTGGCAAATCGCCATCGATACGGATCGATGCACGGAATGTAACAAGGTCGTTAGCAAATGCGTATTCGTCTGAACGGTCAAACTTGATTCCGCCTGCCTGACGTACATAGTACGAAGGAAGGTGACCAAAGAGAACGCTCTTTGCCGTAGTTGCAGGAGAAACCACATCAGGGTTTTCAAAGATTGGGAAGCCCAAAAGCATATCGGGCTGACCCATCTGCAACGATGGTTGAAAGAGGTACTGGTTGGTGGTGTCTTTGAGTTTGCGTACAGCAGCAAGTGAGGTGTTGTTCAACATCCAACCTGTGCCGGGCTGACGACGATACATGGAGTTCACGCTGTATGAAAGGTCAATCAAGTTATCTGCGGTGAAAGCACCCGATACTGCGGTTGAACCTGTAACGCCTGAACCTGCTGCAACAGCAATACCGTTTGGCATTGTGGTGTCAGTACCAACGGTGAGTGCTGTGTTCACAGCTACACCAATTGCGATTCCTGCTTCACGAGCAAGGAAACCCAAAAGATCAACGCCGGTGTCAGCAATCATTTCAGACGAAACTTGGATCAAGAAAGCGTACTTGTAAGCGTTCAAAGTTGTGAAGGCTTGGAAGGTTGGATCTGATTCAGCGAATGCTGACGATTGTGCAGTAAGTGCTGCGGTGCTGTATGCGTTGGTGCGTGGGATCTGCAATGCTTCGCCACCTGCAGTATTGATTACTGTAGAGGTCTGCAACATTGGCCCAACAAGAACCATGTGTTCAACGATCTGATCATAGAAAGATGTTGGTACAGGTGAACCTGTTGAAGAGGTGAGAACGTCACGCTTTTCAAAGGTTGCTGAACGGATCTCTCCACGAGCAAGGCTACGAATAACCTCTGCATCGTTCTTTACAGATACGCCATTGACAGGTCGAACCTGATCTTCAATGCCACGAGTGGCTTGTGCCAAACGCAATTCACGCTCTTCATCAGCACGAAGGCTAGAGATTACTTCAGCACGTTTGCCAAGATCCTCATTGATGCGAGCATATTTCATTTCTTCTTCTGCGCTTAAATCACGCTTCTCTGCTTCCGCAACATCAAGAATGGCTTTAGCCTCTTCCCATGCACGGTTACGGAGTTCTACTTGACGGTCGATATACGACATAGTTTCTCCTATTGGATAGATGGTTTGGTTTTGTGAGGTAGCGGTTCCGCACACCACGCTTATCGACAGAGGTTCCTCACATCCGATTGAACAAGACTAGATGCGATTTAGTAACAAATCAATCTGCTTGCGTTTTAATGCTAAAGACCCGGCAACCTCAGAGGTGTCAGGTTCGCCACGCAACTTAGCCACAGTTTCTGTGAGCAGGTCAGCATGATCAGTTGAAAGAGGCTTGCCGTTCTCCAACATTGTTAATGCTTCAGCAAGTTTGTTTGCATCTAAACCTGTGGCATCAGCCAATATATCTAGTGAACGTAACGCTGCAGAAGTAGCAGAATAGGCAGGGAACCCTGTAACCACACTCACTTCATGCAAACGAATCTGCTTCAACTCACGGGTCATACCGTCAGGACTCCAACGGTCACCACCACTAGGAACGCTAAACCCAAAACTCATTGAATCAACATCACCACGTTCCATCAATACAGCTAGATCCCGTGCGTATGAGGTGTCAGGCAGATCAGATTCAACCAACAAACCTTTGGAATCGGAAGTAAGTTTCATGGTTTTGGCACGGGTTGAAGCCAACACAAGCGTGGAATCATGGTTCAAATACATTTTGACGTTGTTACGGGAACGCAAAGTTTTATCAAAAGCACCCGGCGCAATCGTTTCAGTAAACGGCAATGGTTCACTAGGGGAGTTATATACAGCTGCATAACCACGGAAACTCATTGAACCTGCATCACCTGCACGAAGTTCAAACTCCTGTACCGTCACCCGTCGGGTTTCAACCTGTGATGGTTGTTCAGTTTTAGTACGCATCGCTTCAATCTCCTCACGTTTAGAAATATGAAAAGTTTTGTTCACAGTTCTTTCCTGTTCTGCGTTTAATCTTTCCACAATACCTTCAGCATAATTTTGCGCTCTCACAGCATCAGATTTAGATGGCCCTGAACCCCACAACAGGTGAGCAACCAAACCCGGTGTGATTGGTGTTTCAGCATCAACCGCATCAAGATCATCAATATGTCGTGCAATCCACGGCCCAATCTTGCGCCATTTGGCTTCGCTGATTGTTCCTTGTGCCATAGCACGAGCATCACGCACAGTAGATTCTTCTAGCCCTGAGCCTGCTTCACCATCGGCGTAAAGACGCAACCCACGTTTGGCAGCAGAAATCATGTACTCAGGTGCAGACAAATCGACAACCCGTACTTCAATAGCACGTTCAGATTCCCCTGCCAAAGGTGGCAAGACAGGTTCTGTGATCAGGGGGGCAATCACAATTAGTTCACTTGCACGTTTCCCAATCAGTTCTTCTTCAGGTTCCCAATAACCCTCTTCAGGTTCAGGTTTCCATTTACGCACCAAAACCACAGGATCATCAGCAGAAGCCTCTAAAGAATATTCCCCACCCTCAACACCAAAAGTGCCTTCGGTCATCACATATTCGCTCTGCCCACGATAGATAGCATCTTCATCAAACCATTCAACAAAAGCACCTTCAACAACCTCTGATGGCAATGCACGTTCCCCACCGGGTTCCATATCCTCAGCCAATGAGATAGCGACCATTTGCGCTATAGCGTCAGCCTTTGATTGGTGGCAACCAATAACTTCACCATCTTCTTTGATTGTTGCCCAACCATCACAACCGATTGCGCCTTGTTTGATGTAATAGGGCATAGTTACTCCGTTTGTTTCAGATATGAAATGATGTGACCTGTTTTAGTTGCGACTGCATACAAAGCCTCTAAAGGGTTGATGATCAGTTCAATAGAATCTTCTTTAACCAATTTTAGACCTGTTGTTATTGTTACATCAGATGCGCCCAAATAAACGGCATCAGTATTGTCATGATTGTGTATATGCAAACGGAATGGGTTTACTTCTAAACCATCAATCAAAGTAGGTGTAGTTCCTATAGTTACATGACCACTAGAAATCATTACTAAACCTTGTATGCCGATGATGGGTCAGCAGGATCAAGCGTTGATAAACCTTGCAACATGACAGTTGGTACACCTGTATGAGTAATGGCAGGCAATCCCATAGCAGATAACACAGAAGTAGGTTCAAACCCTGAAGCAATTAAACGCTGCGCCATTAATACCTTGCGGTCAGTTTCAGTCAAGTTGGCAGCAGCCAAATCCACGTTTGCCAAAGGAACACGGAAAACATCCCCACCTTCAACAGCAGAAAAATCTTCCAACCTACGAACATCATTGATCGACAAGTAGCCTGCCTGCAAACCCGACGAATAAGTAGCAGCACGGGTTGTGCTATCGCCACGCAAAAGCCCATCAACATTAAACTTCAGAAACACGCCTTCAGGCAGAAGCCTTGTATAAGCATCTTCCAACTTCACGATATACGGCCTCAAAGTATGAGTAACAAAATGGATACCGTTCTGTTCAACAGATGCGTACGACATTGCACCCGGCGTAGTCACAGACAACATTGATGGCGGTACACGAAACACCCGTGCAATCTCCTCAACGCTCATTCTGCGTGATTCAATCATTTGGGCTGCATCAGGATCAACACCCGTTTTTGTGAAAGTTGCGCCACCTGCAAGGATGCCGGGTCGATGGGCTTTCCGCAATCCACGATGCCCTTCTTCAAAACCATCAACAAGATTCTTCGCTTGTTCACGGGTCAGGTTGCCGGGGAACTCAATGATTCCTGTGGTGGTTGAGCCTTGCCCAAAGAACCGTGCAGCAAACTCTTCTAAGGCTTTTGCCAACCCCAATGTTTCTTTCACAAGGTCGATACGGGAACGCCCACGCAGTTCACCCGGTAGGCGCATCTCAGAAATGTGAATCATATCTTCAGCCATGATTGCTGCACCCTGCGTATCTCTGAGGGTGTAGATGATTCTGCGTGAAGCGTCACGGGTAACATCAACACGCAACGGGTTCAGAACCGTAAGCCCTACCACACCTGAATCGTCACGGATCACACGAATGAAAGCGTTGCCATCCAAAAGCATTGAAACCAACACCTCTTGGAAATGATCGGTACGGGTCATTCCCGATTCAGGGTAATCAAGCCAAATGGGCCGTGGGAACACAGGCACACGTTCCCCATTGATCCGACGGAAAACACCTACAGGTAAAGTAGAAATGGAATCAGAGATCAGACGCACACACGCATAAACCGTCGCAATTTTCATTGCGTTTTCTTGCGTGACCACAGTACCTGAGTTGGTGGTTACTGCGTAAGAATCACCTGCACCCCAAATAGATTGAAACGAGATAGCACGATTCTCTGCACTTGTGGGGAATAAACGATCAAGCATTGACTACCTCTTGCGACCTGCTGCGACTCCCCAAGATACCAAAGAAATCCCCGTGACAATGAAGCCTATAGGCAACGCCCAAAGGAAACAGCCAACAGCTACACACACCAAACCCGATGCCTCACACGCATCTTCAACTTTAATCTTCTTCATCATCTCTCCTAAACACTAAAAAATTGGGGAACCAACTGAGGTGCAGAACGTGTAGTGGCACGATCCAACGCCATCACCATTGCTATAGCAGCGTCAATCTTGCGCCTAGATTTGCCTTTAGACAACCGCCAACCGTTATCTGTCATACGTTGCGCTGCCGATAAAACTTGATCCGTAAAAGTTGGGGAACCATCATGCACCACTTTGCCACCCACAATCAGTTCGTAAGCCTGCCCACAAGCAGGAACCATACGATTAGCAGATTGCGGGAACTCAACCATAGGCAACCCGTCATCCTGCAACACCTCAGCAGAACGCTGAAAAAAGGCAGGGTCAAACGCCACCTCTTGCAGTTCGTACTGTTGGTGCAGATGGCGTAGATAGTTTTCAACCTCAACCACATCAACATTGTCACCATCAGGGAACCAAATCTTTGATTGCATAACCAAAAGGTCATCTTGCTTTTGCACAGAAACAATAGCAATGGAGTCATGTTTTAAAGCCATATCCACACCAACCCACGTTGGCTGACCATCAATCAACTTTTGTTCACCCGTGCATCGATCCCATGACCCGACAGGTAGCCACGATTCCTGAGAACGAACCCATTGCGACAACCTGAATCTTCTAAAGGAAGTCTCTGAGGATTGCAGAACCGATGAACGCATATCTTCAACATCTAGCAAACCTTCAGCAAGATTGGGGTTGGCTTTGAACCATTGGGTTTCGTCAGCTACATCACAATCATCATCAGCCTGCCATGAGAAGAAACCAAAATGGGGATCAGCAACCTCACCTGCAGCAACCTTTTTCCCGTACTGATACAAGCCACCACACAAAGAATCTAGGTCAAACCCCGGTGTGGTAATCCCAACCATCAACGGTTCAATACGGTTTCCTGAACCCAACGTAAGAGCATCATAAAGTTCTGCGTTAGGTTGCACATGGAGTTCGTCAAAGATGACAGTTGAAGGGTTTAATCCCTGAGCCAACTTGCCATCAGAAGAAAGCACACGATAGACGGAACCGAACAACGGAACCTCAATAGCATCTCTATACACTTTGCATTCAGCGGCCAACAACGGGTTAGACAGGATCTGTGCCTTAGTTTCACCAAACACAATCCGTGCCTGTTGCCTGTCACCTGCAGCAGAATAAACCTCTGCACCCGGTTCACCTGCAAATAGGGAGTACAGCGCAATCGTAGAACCCAACAGGCTCTTACCGTTCTTGCGTGGCAACTCCACATAAACCCGTCGATACCTCAAACGCCCATCAGCGGTACGTTCATAGATACGACGCAACAACCATTTCTGCCAATCAGTAAACACCAAAGGCAAACCTGCCTGAAAGCCCTTAGTTACCGTGCAATAGTTCTCAGCAAAATCAATGAGATCATCCCCATCAGAAACTTCAGAAAGCCCCGGTGTATAGAACTTAGGTGCCCACTCAGGCTTGGGCCTGATTACGTCTTTGCGCAATCTTGGCGTGGAGTTTGGCAAACTCATTCTCCTTAATCTCAGCAACCCCTAACCTTGCACGATCAACAGGGTTCAAACCCAACTCACCCAACGCAGACTGAATCTGCTTCTCCAAATCCCTCAACGCTTTACGCTCACGCCACGCATCAGGATCAGACATCACACGATACCTCAAAGATGTTCTCTCATCCGATGCCTCACAAAGCAAAAGCACAGACTCAGCATCAGCTGTAGGTTTCAACCACGCAGCAGCAGCCAACCACACCCGTTCCCACAACTCAGTACCCACCTTCCCCAAAGGTCGATGCGGTTCAGGGGCCTGCTGAACAGGAAACGCAATCACATCAGCCTTAGGCAAAGCCCTACCACCGGGGTTCCCAATCCTAATCTTTTGTTCAACAGGTTTACGGTTTGCACCACCTGAACCTTTACCACCCATCAGTTCACCAATTCCAATCCAAATATCTTTGCGCCTTTAACTGAGTTACACGAAAAATGAACCACACGACAATTCTCAATAGTGTGTTCACCACCACTAAAAATTGGTATCACATGATCAATACTAGGTCTATTTCTTAACGGTAAAGAACGGTCAAATGAAACTTCAGTACCACACAAATAGCACACACAACCCCAACGTTGAACCAAATCTAGTTTTGTAAATCGTTCACCTGCCTTATACACGGCACGACGTGCTTTACGTTTCCCCGATCCACGAGCAATATCCTGCAACCTGTGAGATTCCGCACGACAATCCCGGCACATCTCTGAACGTGGTGGCCTCAAACGACTTACCCCAACGTCATGCAACACTTGACGACCACACTTGCATACAGGAATAGCGCAACACAATTGATCACCCCAAATACTTTTGTGGCATAAGTGTTTAACCCTGCAAGATTCAGAACAATGTTTCTGACCAAATTGGCGTGGCTCAAAAGATTGCAAACACCACAAACAATCAGTAACTGCTCTATAACTTTTCCCAACTTCAATCCCATGTTGGTTCTGCGCTGACCTTCGACACACTTCAGAACAAAACCGTTTATTCCTGCCACCTGAACCGCCTTCATTAACGCAAACTTTTCCACACAAATCGCACGAGACTTCCATAACCATAAAGCCCTGACGATGACGAGACCCACACAAAACGCTGCAAAACCTTTTGGGTTTCGTAACTCTGTCATACTCAAAATCAAGACTACAGAAAACGCATTTCGCTACCGTGAGTGACATAGTAAACATCCTACCCTGTTTCTGATTCGCTGCCATCGCATACGATCGCT